TACGGGTGCCTGTACGACCGACAGGCTCGCACGTCCGACCGTCGGGTAGGCAGGCGAACCTGTCGGTCGTACAGGCACCCGTATCACCCCACCTGAACTTCACGCAACTTGGTGAGTCAGAGTGGATCAGGATGCTGGTCTACAGCAGCCCTGGTAATGGCAAGACCAGCTTCATCGCGACGGGTGCTGCCGAGTACCCGACGCTCATCATCCGCAGCAGCATGGACCTGATACCTGCGCGAGCACTACGCAGCGGCGCACACGAGATTGTTGCGGACACGCACGAGAAGATGCTGCAGATCCTGGAGTGGTGTCAGCACATTGACCCCATGCCCTATGAATGGATCTGGTGGGACTGCATCAGCATCGCGCAGGACGTATTGCTGGACGACGTCTGGGAAGCCGCGTGGCGGAACAAGCCTGGCCGTAACTGGGTGCTTGACGCCAATGGTCGGCCAACCAACAAGCCCAACATCACGTCTACCGGCGGCAAGGACAAGCCGGAGTATGGCACCAACGCTGACCGCATTCAGCAATGGGTGCGGCACATGATCGGGTGTAAGCGGTTCCACTTTGGCATCACCGCCCACCCGCTAGAAGGACCGCACCCCGCGAACGATGAGGGTGGTGACGTCCTTCGCCCGTACATACAGGTACGCCAGATGCCAGAGAAGATTTGCGGCTACATGAATATGGTGGGGTTCATGGAGGTCGTTGAGGAAGGCAAGAAAGAGATTCGTCGGATCCACTTCACCGAGTCCAGCCGGTACTACGCAAAGGATCACTTCGATGCGTTCCTACCGGATGGGTATGTAGACGATCCGACGATCCCGCAGATCATGCGGGCAGTAGAGGCGGCACGCTCAGGCGGCGCTGGTTTGCGCAGCCAGCGAGGTCGTGCGGCCGCAACTAGACGAGGCAGAAGGGAGCAATAGTGGCACGTCTCATTGACTACGACGTCACCGGCGTCGAGGAGTCAGGTGGCGGTACCGGCGTCAAGGTACCCACCGGACTGCGCGTCGGACGTATCGCGTTGTGCGAACAGCGCGAGGTCAAGGCGAACGGCCAACCCGCGAACGACATCCGGGTCGGGTTGGACATGGGGCCAGACTACGACTGGCTCTTCACGTACATCGGGCTGGGTCCCGAGTCCGACTGGAAGCTGGCGGAGTTCATCCGAGCATGCCAGCTGAAGGAGAAGGGCAAGCTGGACCCAACCAAGCAGGTTGGCAAGATCATCCGTGTGAAGGTCAACCACGGAGAGTACAACGGCGAGTACGCGCCGGATGCCGGCAAGCTGATGCCGTCCCAGGACGGCGACGAGGTCGGCGGTCTGTCAGCTACTGCCGCAGCCAACGGCAGCAGCAACGCGATCGAGACTGACGAGGAGGAAGCAACGTCGCAGTACGCAGACGGTTTCGTTCCTTCGCGTGAGGACGACCCGGAGGTCGGCAGCTACGACGACTGGGCCGATGACGATCTCGAGGCAGAGGTCAACGACCGGGGTGCCACTATCCCCGGTGGCCGTGGCAACAAGCGCGACAAGCTGATCAAGGCTCTGCGTGAGGAAGACAACGCTGTCGCTGATGCCGCTGACGAGGCGGAGCAGGAGGCAGAGAACGGTGACGAGGACGGCGACGACTACGAGTCCTGGGACATCGACGCTCTGAAGAAGGAGTGGGAAGACCGCAACCTGGGCGACATGCCCAAGATGCGTGGAAGCGGTGCTGCCGAACGGCTGACTGCCGCCATCATCGAGGCGCTGCGCGAGGACGACGCAGCCAATCCGTTCGAGTAGCTATGGCTGAAGCAGGAGAAGCATTTGGGACGGACGATCTCGCACTCGCGACGACGCTCGCCTGCGCGGGGTTTGAGTATGACCTGAAGAGGCTGAACAGCACAAAGGCTGCATGGATCTTCACGCCGCCAGCGAGCCGTGATGAGGAGTTCTATGATCTACTGGCCGACTACGAGAGCCGTCGCTGTACGGTAGAGCCGTGGTCGTTCACTATAGAGCTCAGCCGAATGAAGACGGTGCTGTTTGCGTTCTTGGGGAAGAGTCCGGCAAGACCCAATGCTTCTCCTGCAGCAGCCTCCGCTTCTGATGGCTAAAGTAACATCACGTCAAATACAGGTCTTACAACCGTACCTGGAGGGCGAGACCCCAACTCACAGGAATGATGATGGTACCAGAGAATGGAACATGCACTGCCCGCTCCACGGCGACTCGCGTAGGTCGGCGAGCCTCAACGTGGACAAGGGTGTCTACTACTGCTTCAAGTGCGGCGGGATGCCGGTAACTGCTCTCATCCGTAGGCGGAACGAGTGGACGCCAGCGTCAAGCAACGGTGCGTCTCCGAACCTCAACGGGCAACCACCGGATAGGAAGCAGCGTGTCATCAGCCAGGCCATGGTAGACGGGTGGCACTCGGCGCTAATGTCGAATCCCGGTGCGCTACAGTGGCTACACGAACGCCGTGGTCTGACTGATGCTACGCTCAAGAAGTTCAAGGTCGGACTACAGGATAGCGCCAACTACACCATCCCTGTGTACGACGAGGATGGTGAGCTAGTCAACATCCGGTACTACAATCCACGTCCTGCTGAGGGTCGTCGCAAGATCTGGGGCGAGATCGGCTACAACAAGCCGCCACGCCTGTACCCTCTGAGCGTACTCGCGAGCGCACCCGGTGAAATCATCATCTGTGCGGGTGAGTGGGACGCCATGCTTGCGATCCAGTATGGGTTCAGCGCCATCACCCGTACCGCCGGTGAGAATCAGTGGGACATGACCTGGGGACCACTGTTCAAGGGCAAGACGGTTTACATCGCGCAGGACATGGACGACGAGGGGCAGCAGGGCAATGCCAAGATAGCCCGCAGTCTCTCATCCGTCACTGACTCCATCTATCTGGTGAAGCTGCCATATCCCGTGGTGCCTAAGCACGGTAAGGACATCACGGATCTGCTCACCGGCGAGGGTCCTGCCGCTCTCAAGGCTGCGATCAGCGGTGCTGTGAAGTATGTTGGCAAGGCCACACGTGCCGGGCGCAGGCAGAAAGAAGTGCCGGTAGACACGGTCACCGTGCTAGACACATTTGACAATGAGCGCGTGGGCGTGCCTGTGCGTGTACTCGTCACGCTGAAGGGGCGCAAGGAACCTGGCTACCTGATCCCGCGTAAGGCACGCCTAGCCTGTACCCAGGATGCCGGTACCAAGTGCCAAGGTTGCCCGCTCAACGCGAACCAGGGTCAGGCTGAAGTCTTCATTGAGTCAGATGACCCGCTCATCCTTGGCATGATTGAAGCTACGAAGGAACACGTGGCGAAGGTCATCAACGACGCCTACGGTATTCCTGGTGGCAAGTGCGGTAGGTTGCAGCATGAGTACGATGAGCATCACTCGGTAGACGTATTCTTTGCGCGACCCGCTCTTGACTACACCGACGGTGCGGACACATCACCGGACGCCGCGCAGTACAAGAGCATCTCTATCACGTCGGTAGACCACCACAGCCTACTGCCGAACAACACGGTCTCAGCTATCGGTGCGTTGCACATGAACCCGGTCAACCATCGCAAGGAGTTCCTAGCACATGAGCTGAGCTACATGGAGACCGCCGTTGATCAGTTCGACATGAGCGATGCTGCGATCCGTCTCATGAAGAAGTTTCAGGCACCGAGCGATCCGATCAAGAAGCTGGCCGACATCAGCAAGGCTCTGAGCGATCACGTCACGCACATCCAGGGTCGTCCCGAGATGCACGCGCTGATGGACCTGACGTTCCACAGCCTGCTCAGCTTTGACTTCGCAGGCGAGCGGGTGAATCGCGGCTGGCTAGAAAGCCTTATCGTCGGTGACACGCGCACCGGCAAAAGCCTGGCGGCCGAACGGCTGATTCGTCACTACGGTGGCGGGGAGCTAATCAGCTGTGAGGCTGCCAGTTTCGCAGGCGTGGTGGGTGGCCTCCAGCAAATGGGTGGCCGGGACTGGGCAGTCACATGGGGCGTTGTACCGATCAACGACAAGCGTCTAGTGGTACTGGACGAGATCAGCGGTCTCTCACCCGACGAGATAGCACAGATGAGCGACATCCGCTCGTCGGGCATGGCTAGGCTCGTGAAGATTCAGCAAGAGTCAACCTGGGCTCGCACGCGACTCATCTGGCTAGGCAACCCGCGCAACGCTACCATGGCCAACTACACCTACGGGGTGGACGCCATCAAACCGCTGATCGGTAACGCAGAAGACATAGCACGCTTCGACCTAGCGATGGCGTGTACGCTGTTTGACGTACCTGCCGAGAAGATCAACCAGCCTGTGGGCGGTGGTGAGCTACGGTACACATCCGAGGCTTGCCACCAGCTACTGATGTGGTGCTGGACCCGCAGCGTGGACCAGGTCATGTTCCAGAAGCGTGCTGAGGCAAAGGTATTCGAGTTGGCAAACGAGATGGGTAAGCGGTACATCGAGGATCCGCCGCTAGTACAGGCGGCGAACATCAGGATCAAGATTGCGCGCATCGCGGCAGCAATAGCAGCGCGTCTGTTCAGCACCGACTCGTCGTACCAGAAGGTGATCGTGCGGCCAGAACACGTAAACGCAGCGTGCCGCTTCATGAACGTCCTGTACGGTATGCCTACGTTCGGGTACCGCGAGCGGAGCAAGGAGATACTGTCTGACCGTGAGGAGGCGCATAAGAACAAGGAGAAGATGGCGCAGTACCTGAAGGGTCGTCCACTACTCGCGAAGCATCTCAGGAACCAGGGCAAGTTCCGTCGCCAGGATCTTGAGGAGCTACTCAACGTCCCACGCGATGAGGCGAATGGCATCATCAACACCCTGTACGAAGCACGCATGGTAAGACGCTACCTCGGCGATATCTACGTCGAGCCTACACTACATGAACTTCTCAGGGAGGTAAAGATTTGATCAACGTCGCGATCCTAGGCTGTGGCCCTGCGGGACTCATCGCCGCCCACGCGATCGATGAGTTCGACGATGCATACGTGGCGATCTTCAGCATCAAGGAGAAGAGCGTCCTCCCAGGGAGCATGTATCTGCACGAAGGCATACCGGGCATCAACGGAACGTACCCTGACAGCTTTGTTCAATACGTCCGGCTCGGTACCTCTGAGGGATACGCGCACAAAGTGTACGGTGACGCTGCCCGTTACACCGCGTGGGAGCAGTACCTACAGGCATACCCATCGTGGAACGTACAGAACGTGTACGACACGCTATGGGATAGGTACGAGGGCATCATCCTGCCCACTGAGTTCAGCGGCAACTTGCATAACCTGCACCACATCGTCGCCGAGTTCGACGTGGTGATCAGTACCCTGCCGCAGCCGCTGCTCTGTCATGACGACCACGACTTCAAGAGTTCACCCTACTTCATCCACACGCTCGTAGCGCCGCCACTGGATGCCGAGAAGGATCTGGTCATCTACAACGGCTACGAGCACGACCCCTGGTACCGCTGGTCGATCCTGAGCGGTATCTGTTCAATAGAGTACTCCACTCAACCAACTGACTTCGACCCGAACGACCGAACGTGGAAGATGGGCGTGAAGGCAGTAAGCAATACCTGCGACTGCTGGCCTCGCGTTCACCGTCTGGGTAGATGGGCTAAGTGGCAGCATGGTGTTCTACTTCACGATGTCTACAAGGGAGCGAAAGAAGTCATGAGGGTACACGCATGATCTTCGAGGAGTCCTATGATACCCAAGGCGCACTGCCCGAAGACGACGCCCACGACTACATGCGGGTCATACGCATGGCCTGGGATGTCCACGTCGATCGCGAAAGGCTTAGGAAGGCACTCTGGAAGAACTACTCCTGTCGTGATCAGGCCGTACAGATCAGGACCAAGATTGACCGAGTTCTCAACGCGCTGGATCTGCTCGATGGAGATCTGACCGAGTCGATGAGGGCAGAGGTCACGCACAACTTGGTGGAGGAGTTCCTTGACATCACCAACTACGCAAACTTCGGCGTGCGTATCGCGGAGGGTACGACGTAGTGGCTGATCGCGAATCACAGTTTGAAGCACTGAGCGTCACCGTACCAGTCCATCGTGACGGGCACGGGCATCACACGCCTATCATTCACCGTAAAGTGCAGCGGACAGCTAGGCTGCCACAACGAACAAGGGAGATGGTCTTTGCCTCACTTCACCACCACACGACGTTCAGTTACGGTGACGGCTACGCTCTGCCGTCTGCGCATATCCGGCGGGCAGGAGAGATTGGCCTCACTGCACTTGCGGCTACCGAGCATGGAAATATCTCTTCGCATGTCCAGCTTGAGTCGGCAGCCCGTAAACACGGGGTCAAGCCTCTCTTTGGCGTCGAGCTCTACACAGGAGAACTAGGTGAACAGGCTACACAAAGAAAGAATCACCTTACCATTGTGGCCGAGAACGCGGAGGGATATCGCAATCTGCTCCGACTTGTTTCGGACACGTTTTCAAGAGGATTCTATTATGAGCCCACCGCAGATGGAAAGATGCTTGCGGCTCATAAGCGCGGGTTGGTCATACTTTCTGGATGCCAGGGATCTGCACTTTTTACAGCCGCCGTGGGCGGGAAGCACGTTTCTGAAGCTGACGCTTCCTATGGACGAGCGAGAAGACTTGCTTCTCAGTACCTTCGCGAGTTCGGCGATTCCTATTACATTGAGGTTCAGGCTTTTCCTGAGTTGGATAAGACTCGGCAAGCGAATGGGATGCTTGTAAGGATCGCCGAGGAACTCAAGATCCCGTACGTGGTGACATTTGACTGTCACTACACGATCCCGGAGGAGAAGGAGATGCAGCAGATCCTTCATAACCTCCGGCCAGGTGAGAAGCGCAGCCTGGAGGACATGGCACGTGAGTGGGGCTACAACGCCAACCTCTGCCCACCATGGACGGATCAGATGATCATGCGCAAGCTGATGGGTACGGGGCTGACCAAGCGTCAGGCTATTCAGGCCATACTTACCTCGCGCGAGATCGCGGAGCGCTGTACGGTTGAGCTCCCATCGCTCGAGATGGTGCGGTTCCCGCTACCAGCAGGCTACACCAATGCCCTGCAGGTATGGCGTGACTGGATCCTAGACGGTTGGCGGTACCGGCGGTGTAACAAGCTGTCCGAGCCGCAGCTGAGTGTGTACAAGGAACGACTGCGGCACGAGATGGAAGTCATCGAGGGCAAGGACTTCATTGACTACTTCCTCGTGATCAGCGACATGGTACGCTGGGCGAAGGACAACGACATCGCGGTGGGGCCAGCACGCGGTAGCGCCGCAGGCTCGCTCGTGTGCTGGCTACTCCGCATCACTGAGGTTGACCCGGTGAAGTATCCTGACCTCGTCTTCGAGCGGTTCATCGATGTCACGCGCAAGGATCTGCCAGACGTGGACATTGACTTCTCGTCGGACAGGCGCAACGACATCTGGAACTACATGGAGAGCAAGTACGGACGCGGGAAGGTAAGCACGATCGGGACGTTCACCCGGTACAAGGGAAAGAACAGCCTGGACGCGGCAGCCCGTGTCTTCCACGTACCCGACTGGGAGATACAAAAGATCAAAGATGTACTCATCGAACGATCATCCGGTGATCTACGTGCCAGCGCGACGGTCGAGGACACGGCTGAACAGTTTCCGCAGGCACGTGAAGTATTTGAGAAGTATCCGGATCTTGGAGCTGCACTTGACCTTGAGGGCAACTACGCAGGATTTGGAGTCCACGCGGCTGGAATGGTCATCTCTACTGGTCCCATCACAGACGTGGCAGCAATATATGAGCGCCAAGTCAAAGGTGAGACGCGTCAGGTCATTAGCATGGATAAGTACGACGCTGAGGCCAAGGGACTTCTGAAGATCGACGCGCTCGGCCTGAGCACGATCGAGGCACTAGACCACATGCGAAAGGAAATGGGGTGGGATCTTGATACGCTCTACAATATGCCGCTGGATGACGAGGAGGTCATCCGAGGCTTCAAGGAAAACGACGTCGTGGGTATCTTCCAGTTTGATGGGCGAGCGTGCCGCTACGTCAACGGTGCACTCCAACCTGACCATTTCAAACATGTCTACGACGTTACAGCACTGGGACGGCCTGGGCCTCTTCATAATGGGGCGGCCAACGACTACATCGACATCAAGTGGGGACGCAAGAAGCCGGAGCAGCTTCACCCGGCGATGGGCGAGATTTGTGACAGCACGTACGGGCAGATCGTCTACCAGGAGCAGATCCTCCGGCTACTAGGTGCCATCTTTGACTTTGACTGGACGCACCGCGCTGAGGTGCGCCGGATCATCAGCAAGAAACTAGGCGATCAGGAGTTCAACCGTAAGTGGGAACAGGCACGTGATGGTGCGATGAAGCTGCACGGTGGCGATGGTATCATGACCGAGGAACTAGCTCGCCTCATCTGGATGCGGCTAATCACGGCAGGCTCCTACGCATTCAACGCTAGTCACGCGGTGAGTTACGGTATGATCGCGTACCACACGATGTACTTCAAGCGGTATCACCCTGAGGTGTTCTACAAGTGCCGGCTGAACGTCACGACTGACGCAGAGAAGGCACGACGGCTGCTGCGTGACTCGCAGCGGTTCGGCCGCAAGCTGACGATACGTCCTCCGCACCCGAGCGTAAGCGGTATCGGCTGGGAGCGGGATGGCAAGGATCTTGTCAGCGGCTTCAGCCAGGTGCCGGGCATCGGCGAGAAGACAGGCGGTGAGATCGTGCGCTACCGGGAGGAGTTTGGCCTACGTGACTGGCCAGACCTACTGCAAGTGAAGGGCATCGGTCCGATCACGATGGAACGTATCAAGGAGTTTGCAGACAGGAGCGAGGATCCATTCGGCGCTCTGTGGCTTGACAAAGCCATCGCGCATGTCAAGGCAGAGATCGCGAGCGGGGATCTGGAGCAACTTCCGCTGCCGACTCACGTCGCGTCTGACCTGCCCTACGAGCAGGGCAACGACATCGAGGTTGTCTGGTTGGGCTGCATCTACACGCGGAACGAACGCGATCTGTTTGAGTTCAACCAGGCAAAGGGTGCTGAGCTCGACATGAGCGATCCGAAGCACCCGATGCTGAACGGAAGACCTATCAGAGATCCCCACCTGGACAAATGGGTGGTGATGGTCGGTGACGACGAGAGCGACCAACTCGGTCTTCGCGTCGATCGCTGGCGGTACCCCAGACTGCGAGAGAAGGTCTGGGGTATGAGACCGGGCAGAGATCTGATTCTCGTGCGCGGTGTCAAGCCGGGTTACATGCCCACACGTCAGGTAAGCATCTCTGAGATGTGGGTCATCGACCCGGAACTATGACGAAAGGAGCAAGAGTGGGAGACGAAGAGACCCAGCAGGAGGGCAGTGTGCCCGCCGAGCAGGCTGGGAACGAGCCCAACGATCCCGACACCGGCCTGCCGCCCGAGAACGGCGACGAGGACGAGGACGAGGACAAGGGTTCCGACGAGGAAGACGAGGAGACGGCATGAAGTTCGGAGAGACAGTGAAGGCATACCCGCTTGACGGCTCCGGGCCTGTCGTCGGTTCGTACAAGGAGCCCAACGTCGACGGCACCAAGGACTGGATCCAGGTCGGTGCCGAGGCGCACGAGCTCGCCTACCGCGAGCCGCAGGACTACGACGAGAACGGCCCCAATGGCACCTACTGCTCGGTCGAGTCGGCATGACCGTCTCACTCATCCACACGCGCAAGGTCTGCGTCATCACCTGGGACACCGACGCGGTGAAGGGTAGTCACGCGTCGATCCAAGCCGAGGACGAGGAGAAGCGCAACGTGGACAACACCGGCACCACCAACGTGTTCTTCCCCATGGACTTCCAGGGGAGCGTGGACATCACGGTGGTCGGCTCCAAGAGCGGCAGCGACAGCGGAACCGTCGAGGTCACGTAGCAGTGAACCGGGTGCGCATGATTATAGGCTTGAAGAAGGTGCGCGTGTACCGCGAGAAGGTGATGGGCGCTCGCGAGGTCTGTAATCAACGTCAGGAGAATAGTGCCAAAGGCACGAGTCATCCTAGCTGCGCTATGCGCGGCATTCATCATGGTAGGAAGCTCACACGCAGCCGGTGGTTCATCGGACTACGTGACGAGCGGGTTGTTGTGCATTCACTCGTACGAGGGAAGTTGGACGGA